CAAGTAAGATCCCCCCAAACCAGATTCCCACCGGCCTGGATCGTATAAGCCAAAAAGCGGCTATTAATATAAAAACAATTAGTGGTATTTCTGATGCCATGTTGGGGACTGATAGCCCTGAGGTTTCTGGTATTGCAATCCAAGCAAAACAGAACCGCGGTGTTTTAATGATTCAGGTTCCTTTAGATAACTTAAGGAAAACACGACAATATTTAGCAGAAAAAATTCTAAACTTAGTACAAAAATACTACACGGAAGAAAGGGTTGTACAAATCACAGATGAGAATGACCCTCGTAAACCAAAGGTCCCAGTTAAAATAAATCAAATGACACCCGAAGGTAATATTATTAATGATCTTACTTTAGGTGAATACGAAGTTATTATTGGGACAGCACCTTCTAGAGATAACTTTGAAGAAACACAATTCGCACAAGCCATTGAGCTTAGGAAAGCTGGCGTGCCAATCCCAGACGACTTGATTATCGAATACTCTCACCTATCTAAGAAAGCAGAAATTGCAGAGCGTATTAGACAAATGCAAGGAATGGCTCCACCTACTGAAGCGGAAGCTGCATTACAACAGTTCCAGGCTGAAGCCGCGATTACACAAACACAACTTGAGATTGCCAAACTTGAGGCTGAGGTACAAAACTTACAGTCTACTACACAGTTAAATATGGCTAAAGCTCAAGGTGAAGCTAGCGAACCACAAGTAAAAGTGGCAGAGCTACAAAGCAAACTTCAGATGAAGAGAGAAGAACTTGACTTACGAGAAAGGTTATCTGGTATGACCAATGAAGTAAGAAAAGAACAAAGTGAAACTACTGCAGCGGCAAAAATTGCTACTGCGGCCATGAAACCAAACCAAGGAGGTAGAAGAGATGGCTAAAAAAGAAGAGACCCAAGAAACCAACGAAATTGTTATGGATAATGTGCCGGGGGCAGATCCAATAACTGAAGAAGATACAAAATCTTTTGAAGTTGATTTAAATTTTGAGACCACAGAAGAGGAATCTGATAATGAAGAAGTCAAGGAAGAAACTGACGCACCTGCAGAAGAAGAAGTTGTTGAAGAAGAACCTGAAACAGCAGAGGAAGAAGAAGCACCTGCAGAGCCAGAAGCTATTAGCGAAGAGGGAGTGGATGAAAACAGCGAAGCAGATGCATCATCAGATATTCAGCCAGCTGAGGGAAGCGATGAAAACGTTGCCCAAGAAGTAGAACAACCAAAAGCCCCTATGGTGCCTAAATCTAGGTTAGATGAAGTGCTTGCAAAACAAAAAGCACTACAAAAACAATTAGATGAGGCTAAAGCAGCACAAGAACAAGTACTAGAAAACGCGCCTGAGTATGATTTTGGGTCAAAAGAAGCTGAATACCAGCAATTAGTACTTGATGGTGAAGCAGAAAAGGCTGTAGATCTTAGAAATGAGATCAGAAATGCTGAAAAAGAGCAGTTTATGTTTGAAGTTCAAGCAAAAATGGGCCAAACAGTGCAAAAAAGTCAAGAAATGACTGAATTACAGACAAAAGCAGCTGAAATAGAAGCTACTTTTCCTGTTTTAAACGAAAATAGTGCCGATTTTGATGTTGATTTACAAAATGAAGTGGTCGAATTGCGAAATGCATTTATGTCTCAGGGTTATACACCGGCTGATTCATTAACTAAAGCAGCTGAGTACACTTTAGCAGCAAAAAGACCAGAATTGTTAAATCCAACAGAAGTAGCAGAGGCCCCAAAGGCAAATGAACAAGTTGTACAGAAGAAAAAAGTAGCCAATATTAATAAAAAACTAAAAGCTGCTGATTCGCAACCACCTTCTATGAAAGGAGAATCTGCTAAAGGTGATAAAAAAATAGATTTAAATATGTTATCTGACGATGAGTTTAGCGCACTTCCAGAGGAAACTTTGCGAAGAATGCGTGGTGACTTTGGTATGTAGTTGGTATAACATATAAGTAATTCGTCCGTCAAAACGATATTTGACGCAGGTCGTTCTGCTAAAACAACGTTTTCGCCTGCCACGGCGTAAATCTGGCTGGAGTCGTGTCCGTAAAAACACGAAAACGTTTCCCAACGATAAAGGGTACACGGGTAAGTAGTCGGCCCAGAAAAGCGACTGGTTAGTTTAACTTTAATCTTAAATTTGGAGGATGCCATCATGGCTAACACAAACTTTTCATCACTGACCAGTGAACAGCTTACTATCTGGTCGCGTGATTTTTGGCGTGTTGCTAGGAACATGTCCTTCATTAACCAATTCGCGGGTAGCGGACCTAACGCTATGGTTCAGAGAATATCTGAACTTACCCAATCAGAAAAAGGCGCAAGAGCTGTTATAACACTTCTTGCCGACATGACTGGTGACGGTATTGTTGGAGACAACACCCTCGAAGGAAATGAAGAGACTTTAAGAGCCTACGACATCGTTGTACAACTTGATCAATTAAGATTTGCTAATAGACTTTCGGGTAGATTAGCTGATCAAAAATCAGTTGTTAATTTCCGTGAGCACTCACGAGATGCACTTGCATATGCAATGGCTGATCGTATTGACCAATTAGCGTTTTTATCGCTTTCTGGTATTAACTACACACTAAAAAATAGTGGAGCATTAAGACCTGTAATGAACTCAGGACAAAATCTTGGTGATCTTGCTTTTGGTAGTGATGTAACTGCACCAACTTCTAACAGACATAGAAGATGGGATGCTACAAGTAAACTTGTTGCTGGTGATGTAACAGCTGTTGCAGCTGCTGACACCATCACTTACGAGTGTATTGTTGCTCTTAAAGCTTATGCTAAAGACAACTACATCCGTGGAGTAAGAAGCGCAGGTGGAGAAGAGGTATATCATTTATTTGTATCACCTCAGGTAATGGCTGACCTTAAACTTGATTCAGATTTCTTGGCTAACGTCAGAAATGCTGGAATAAGAGGACCTCAATCGAGTTTGTTCTCTGGTTCTTCAAGCTTAATGGTTGATGGAGTAATGGTTCATGAGTTTAGACACGTGTTTAACACTGCTAACGCAACTACTGGAACATCTTCAAACGCCGGTTCTGCTGGATATAAGTGGGGAGCTGATGCTAACATCAACGGTTCTGCTTGTTTATTCTGTGGAGCACAAGCCCTTGCTATGGCTGATATCGGACTTCCTGAAATTGTTGAAGACACCTTCGACTACGGAAACCAAAACGGTATCTCTATTGGTAAGATCTTCGGTCTTAAGAAGCCTAAGTACAACAGCGACTATAATGGCGCAGTTGAAGACTTTGGTGTCATTAGATTGGATGTTGCATACTAAGTATGCTTTTGTGGGTGGTTCATTTTGGGCCACCCCTTTTTAAAGGAAAATTATGAAAGGTTTATATTTAATTTTAGTTGGTCTCTTTGCAACTTCATGTGCAACCGTTGGATCTGTTATAGAAGGCGGAAAAAACATTGCTATGACTACTGTAGATACAACTGTGAAAACAGCAGGCTCTATTTCAGGCGCAGCATTAAAAGATGTTAGTGGCGTTGTTAATACAGTAGCTGAAACTTACGACGGTGTTATAACTACTGTTGTAGAAAATGTTGATAAACAAACTAATGAACTTCAACCAAAAGAAGAAGACTAGTTAGTTATTTTAGGAGTAAATTATGATCGTAGTATCAGATATTGACAGGTATATTTCGACCACCTGGGGCGCATCAATCAGATTGGAAGCTGGCGTACCAAAAGAAGTCGGACAAGATATAGGTATTTTTTGTTTACAAGAAGGGTGTACAGAAGTTAAGCCCCACTCTATTAAAGAGAAAAAACCAAGCGAACCAATTAGAGCTAGAAATGAAGATGGCACTTTAAAAGGTGATGATCTAAGTACCCCCGATGTAAATGAAGCATGGGAAGGTGGCAAAGCACCAGCAAAGAAAAAGCCAGCAGCTAAAAAAACAACGAAGAAAACAACTAAGAAATAATGGGAACACTAACGGGCACTAATATTATTGATAGAGCTAGACTTACATTACAAGATAGCTCCGGTGTTCGTTGGACTGATGCAGAATTATTAATATATATTAATGATGCACAGCGAGAAATTGTAAACTTTAGGCCAGAGTCAACTGCTACACACTCAAATGTTCAGCTATCAACCGGAACGGAACAAACGTTACCTTCCGGCGGACTTCGTCTTATTAAAGTAACTCGTAATATGTCAGGAACAGCTTCAGATGCTACTGGCGCTAAGTCAGTTAGGATTGTAGAAGAAGACTTATTAAATTCTATTGAACCCGATTGGCATGACCCAACTGTAACAGGGTCTTCAGCGCATGGTGCTGTTGTTAAAAACTACTTGTTTGATCCAGATGATCCTAAAAAGTTTTATGTATATCCAGGAGTAGCCTCTGGTTCTAATGCTTATGTTGAATTAATTTATTCAAAATTACCTACTGATTTAAGTTCAGTTTCTAGCACAATAGATATCGAAGATACTTATGGTAATGCTATTTTAAATTTTGTTTTATATAGGGCTTATCTAAAAGATGCAGAGTTTGCGGGTAATCAACAAAGGACAGCAACTCATTATCAATTATTTATAGGTAGTATTTCTGGTGGGGGTAATGCTGAAGCTATTTTAGACCCTAATTTAGATAGAAATGCAGAAACAGGTAGAACTGTAGGAGTACCACAATAATGGCAAATTTTAGTTCTTTAGTTAAAGAAGTTTTACCTTACGTCCCTAATTGTCCAGACTCTTTAGTTGAGTCTACTCTCAGATCAGCAACTATAGAATTGTGTGAACGTTCTGGTGCATACGTATTTGATCTTGACCCTATTACAACCATAAGTGGTGTGTATGAATATGAGTTTGATCAACCTGCAGGTACCGATGTCCACAAAATTTTATGGATGACCTATGATGGAGATGATTTAGATCCAACTAGCCCAAGAAGTTTAGAATTGAACTATCCCGATTGGAGAAACAAAACATCTTTACCCCAAGTTTACTTACAAAAAACACCGGATACTTTTTGGGTTGTACCAGTTCCTAATTCATCAGTTACAAATGGTTTACAAGTAAGTGTGGCCTTAAAACCAACTAGAACTTCAAACAACATAAGTACTGATTTTTCAAATGATTATCGAGATGGAATTATATATGGCACCTTATATAGGTTGTTAAGGATTCCAGCAAGAGATTGGACTGACCCGCGTGCAGCTGCAGATTACTTAGGTTTATTTAATCAAGAAGTAACTCAAGCAGAACAACGAGCACGCAGCGGTGATTTAGGTGTACGTAGATTAGTAAAATACCGTGGGGTTGGATTGTCTCCGCGTAAAAGGTATAAGCGATATGGTTCAGAGATTGACTATTGATGGGGTTTCGATTGAACAGATCCCTCAAAATGAGCTCAAGTATTCTTTTGAAAAAATTGAACCACATCTACAAAAGATTAGAAAGAAAAGCTATTCTGATTGGATCGTAGCTGACGTTTACCTATCCCTAAGAGAGGGCGATTCAACTTTATATATGTTTTATAAAGGGGATCAATACATAGGTTTTGTTATAACACAGTTTGTAACAGATCCAAGTGGCGTTGGAACCCTTTTTGTCTGGGCAAGTTATCAAAAACCAGAGTATAATTATATAAAAGTAGGATTTGACTTTTTAGAACGATTGGCAGAAACATTAAATGCTGTCGCAATAGAATTTGAATCTAGTAGACAGGGGTGGAAAAAGACCGCTGAGAAATTTGATTTTAAATTAGTCACATCGACATTTAGAAAAGAGTTATAAAATATGAGCAGAAGAAAGGTAAAAAAAGGTAGGTTTCTTGACGAAACTCAAGCTGAGAAAAACCTTAAAGCAAAACTGGACCCTAAAGTTAACGCTTTACGTGATCGGTTAGATGCAGAGTTAACTACAGCAATCCAAGAAAAAGAAATGGATCGAGTATCTACTGCACAAGGTATTGCGTCCGCTGACAGGGAGGCTCGTATTTCACAAAAAATGGATATGGGGCTAGCAAAAAATATTGCCCTACCTGCACAGTTTGCATCTAATGCTGTTGCCGATATGACGACGGGTAGAAGAATAGGTACTGCTCAAAATGTCCAAACAGATATAGATGTTGCAAAAGCTGTTTCAGGTAAAGAAAACATCGAAGATAAAGGTGAACTTAGAAAAACAGGCCAACTTGCA